GCGGCGAGCAAAGCAAAGGAAACAGACATGAGCGAGACACCGAAAGCCGCAAACGTTGAGGCAGTCGCCGCACCCGTTGAGGTGCCGGCCGCTGCGCCGTCGGCACCCGCATGGGTCGTCAAGCAGGATCGTGAGTTTCCGATGCCGACGCCCGGCGAATACTTGGCCGCTATGCACATCGGTGGCGAGGCGTGGCGCCAAGTCAATGCCGCATACAAGCAGCAGATTGCAAAGCAGCGTACCGCCATTCAGGCCGCGCTTGCGCAGGATTTGACCACGGACACGCCCGGCATTTTGCCGACGCCGGTGCTTGGGCCCGTGTTTGAGGATCTGAATTTTGTTCGCCCGGTTGTCACCGCGTTTGGCACGCGTGCCATGCCCAACGGCAACGGCAAATCGTTCATTCGTCCGACGATCACACAGCACACCGCCGCCGGTGTGCAAACTGAGGGTTCGGCCGTCACGTCACAAAAAATGACGATTGCAAGCAACACCGTCACGCGGCAAACCGTTGCCGGTGGCGTGTTCATCTCGCAACAAGACATTGATTTCACCGATCCGTCGGCGCTTGAGGCAATCTTGCGCGACTTGTCGGGGGAATACTTGATCAAAACCGACGACATTGCCGCCGACGCGTTGGCGGCCGCTGCAAGCGCGTCAGGGGCAACGTGGACGGTCACGGCCAACGATCCGTCAACGCTCATTTCGGCGTTGTACGAGGCCGCAAAAGACATTCAGGTTGCCACCAATTTCACGCCCACCCACGTGTTCGTAAGCCCCGACGTGTGGCAGAAATTGGGCGGCCAATTGGACGCCGACAAGCGCCCGGTATTTGGGTACACGTCGGGTGCATCGCTGATTGGCACCAACACCATTGGCAGCGCCCGCGAATTGTCGTACATGGGCACCAACGTCATGGGTCTTGAATTGGTGGTGGACAACAATTTCGCCGCCGGCACATTGTTCGTGGTGCGCTCAAGCGGATTTGAGATTTACGAGAACGTTCGCGGCATCATGACAAAAGAGGATCCCGAATTGTTGGGCCGTAATTTCACCTACTACGGGTATTTTGCGACGTTTGCCACCGATGCAGACATGATCAAATACATCGTTGTTTCATAACGGTTAGGGGGTCGTGGCATGGCCACGTACACAATCGTTAGCAAACAGCTGCAAGACAATTACGGCGTCGTGCAGACGTTGACCGCCAACGAAATCGTCGTTGGCCAATCGTTCACAATCAGCGGCCTTGCCGGGTTTAACGGCACCTATGTCGCGGTGGCGTGCCCGCAATACTTGTACATCGGCACCGACACGTACGGCGATTTGCAATACGACGCGTCGGTGTTGCTACCCAATCAAGTGCTGTTCGCGTTGACGGCCGCCGACGTTGAGCGCACCGCCGCCGCCGGCACGATCACCTATTCGTTGACATGCACGTGGGTCACCGTCGCTGACGTTGAGGATTGGTTGGGGTTCACGGTCACCAACCCGTCAAGCGACTACGACCTATTGGTGATTGCGGTTGCGGCCGCCAACGCGTGGGCATACCGCAAACGCGCTGAGGCCGGCTATTTCGACGCGTCGTTGTCAACGGTGCCAAGCCAAGACGTACGTTTGGGCACGATCATGTTTGCGGGCGCGTTGTACCGCGAAAGAGGCAGCATCGACCAATACGCGTCATTTGACCCGTTGGCTACCGGGGCACCCACCGGCGGCAGCATGGGCCAAATCATGCGGTTGTTGGGTGTGGGCAGGCCGGCCGTCGCATGACCGCCACAAACAACGCGTTTAAATTAGGGTACGACAACGTTGTCGACCGCATACAAGCCATAACCGGCTTGACGACGTACGACGACCCGCGCAACCTAAACCCGCCGTGTGCGTTCGTTGACGCGCCCGTAATCAGAATGAACAGCAACCTTGTGTTTGACATGACGTTCACGGTTCGCATTATCGGCATCGGCCCGGCCGATTACAAATGCTTGTCTAAATTGCTTGAGCTCGCCGACAAGGTACGGCAGGCACAAATTGGGTTGACCGACGTACGCCCGGCCGTCACGACGATAGGCAGCCAAGATTATGCGTCGTACGAGCTGACCATTGGGGCTAAAATTGGGCCATGAGCGCCACACGCCGCCGCTACGAGGTCATAAAGGCCTACGACGACAAACAGCCGGGTGACGTTGTGGACGCCGAAACCATGACGGAATTGGACGAATGGTATTTGTTGACTATTGGCGCGGTACGTCCGATTGACGCGAAACCGGCCGCGCCGCGTGGTAGAAATAAGACAACGAAAAGCGAGGAATGACCCATGCCGATGCCACAAACCGTGTATTACTCAGCGCCAGAGGTCAAGATTGGTGCCGCGTCGGGATCGTCCGTTGATCTGTCCGAATTCGCCAAATCTGCCGTGCTGACCCGCCAAGCCGACGCATTGGAAAGCTCAAGCATGGCAAGCCGCGACCGTTTCTATCAGGCCGGCATGAACAGCAACCAATTCGTGGTAACGTTCAATCAGTCGTACGAGGCTGCAGAGGTGTACGCAACGTTGGCGCCGCTTGTTGGTACGCAATGCTACGTGGAATGCACACCGGTGGACGGCACCGCCGTGGGCGCAACCAACCCCAAATTCAGCCTTACCAACACATACCTTGAGGCAATGGACGTGTTAGCCGCCAATCTTGGCGAATTGGGCGAGGTATCGCTCACGTTCACCGGCGGCACCTACGCGGCCGCAACGTCGTAACCGCACCCGTAGGCCGCGCGACGTGATCATCAAATGGGCAATACCCGTCAACGGGCAAACGCACCACGTAGAAAGCCGTTTCATTGACGTACTCAATTGGGAACGGCACACCAAACGTTCGATGCAGCAGCTCTCGAACGATCTACGCGGCAACGACATGGTGGTGTTGACGTGGTACGCGTTGCAACGCACAAAGCACGAATTGGGCCGTTTGTCGCTCACCGATTATGAGGCCGCGTTGGACGGCCCACCAACGCCGGTGGATACCGGCCCGGTAAACCCTACGGTGCCGGCTACCGACGCCGGCTAGCCGAAATAGTGGTGGCAACCGGGTGGTGGCCGCCAAACGTCGAATTTGACGAATACGACATGGCTACCGTGGTTCACGTGATCAACGAACAACAACGGCAGATTGAGCGCGCCAACCGTGGCCGTTGATAGCACCGTAACCGTCGTTGGCATCAAAGAAACGTTGCGCGAGCTGCAACGCATCGAGCCGGATTTGGCCAAACAGATAAAAGCCGACGTTAAACGCATTACGGCAAGCGTGGTGACCGACGCCAAAAGCGCCGTACCCAACGACGTGCTGAGCGGGTTCGCCCGGCAATGGCAAGGCGGCCGTTTGACGCCGTACAGCGGCGAGCAAGTACGCAAAACGATTACTACGCGGTTCAGCAACCGGCGGCGTGGTGCGGTGGCGGTGTTTGCCGTCGTTATGAAATCGGCCGTTGGTACTGTTGTTGACATGGCCGGCAGATCGTCAACGGGAAACCTTGCGTCCGCGCTTGAACGTCGGTTTGGGCGCGCATCGCGCATTATGTGGCCCGCCTACGAGCGCAACGCGTCACAGGTTGAGCAGGATTTGGGGGCCGTCGTTGACGTGATCACCCGCGAGGCCAACGCAAGGTTGGTGCGCTAATGGCCGTATCAATTCCGATTATCACCGAATTTGACGGCAAAGGCATTGGGCGTGCCGTCGAGGAATTTAAGCAATTAGAGGGTGCTGGCGCCAAAACCCAATTTGCGCTTAAAAAAGCGTTGGTGCCCGCAACCGCCGCCGTTGCCGGGTTGGCGGCCGGGTTGGGTGTAGCGACCAAAGCCGCAATTGAGGATCAAGCCGCGCAAGACGCGTTAGCGGGTGTGTTGCGTCGATCAGCGTTGGCCACCGACGAGGAAATAGCCGCCACAGAGGAATTTATCAGCGCTCAAAGCCGGCTCACCGCCACGTCAGACGATGAGCTACGCCCGGCGTTGCAATCGTTGGTTGTCGCTACCGGATCGGTAACCCAAGCGCAAGATTTGCTCAAAGTGTCACAGGATTTGGCGGCTATTAGCGGCGCCGATTTGGCCACCGTTACGGACGCTATGAGCAAAGCCGCCAACGGCAACATGAAAGCGCTCAAAGCCCTTGACCCGTCGCTAACCGCGTTGATCAAAGAGGGTGCATCGTTCGATGACGTGTTGGTGGCGCTCACGTTGCATCAAGGCGCCGCCGCCGACGCCGCCAACACCACACAAGGCAAAATGAAAAATCTCACAATCCAAATGGACGAGGCAAAAGAAAGCATCGGTGCCGCATTGCTACCCGTCGTAACCGGGTTGATTGAGAAACTAATACCGTTGGCGCAATGGGCACAGGAAAACAGCAACGTGGTGTTGATACTTGCCGGTGTCGTCGGCGGGTTGGCGGCCGCAATCATCGCGGTAAACGCCGCAATGAAAATTTACCAAACCACGCTTATCGTCGTTAAAGCCGCACAAGCCGCGTTTAATTTCGTCATGGCAGCAAACCCAATCGGCATCGTGGTGGTGGCGTTGGCGGCGTTGGCGGCCGCGTTTGTCATCGCATACAACAAATCAGAAACGTTTAGGGAATTCGTCAACAAACTGTTTGACGCAATTAAAACGGGTGTTGAATTCTCGCTCGATCTCATTAAGGGTTATCTAAACGGCGTAATGGGTTTCTACAAAGCCATTTTTAACGGCATTGCTACGTTGTGGAATAACACCATTGGCAAGCTCTCATTTAGCGTGCCGGATTGGGTGCCCGGCATCGGCGGCCGCGGGTTCAGCGTGCCCAAAATCCCGATGCTTGCCGCCGGCGGCATCGTCACCGCACCCACGTTGGCAATGATTGGTGAGCGCGGGCCAGAGGCCGTCATACCGCTCAACCGGGCACACGGCATGGGCAACGTCACTATCAACATCAACAGCACCGTGGCCGACGCGACGTTGCCCGACAAGATCGTCAACGCGTTACGCCAATACAACCGTCGCAACGGCGTAATTGACATAGCGGTGGCGTAATGCCCGGCGTCGTTGCGTCGGCCGGTGACTACACCGTAGAAATCGACACAGGGTTTGACAGCTTGTCGTTTCGGTTGGATAGCGCCACGCGCGGCGTACTCAATCAAGACGTGTTAGGCCCGGCCGCCACAGAGTATGCCGACATAACCGAATACGTGTTGGGTGTGTCGTACCAACGCGGCCGTCGCACACCGTACGATCAATTCGGTGCCGGCAAACTCACTTTTACGCTCAACGACACGTTGGCGGGCGGGTTGC